CCGGGCGCACAACAACGACACGGGAGAACCTGAACGATGATCACCCTCACCCTGCCCTACCCACTCTCCGCCAACCGGTACTGGCGTCCGGTGAAGCTCGGTGCGCACATCAGCATCGTGCCGACGAAGGAAGCGAAGGCGTTCCGCGCCGACATCGCGGCGCGCTGCCGCGACCAGGGGGTGCGCGCGCCGCTGGCAGGCCGCGTGCACGTCGACGTCAAGCTGTACCCGAAGCGCCCGCAGGACTGGCAGACGCGCCAGCGCAAGCTGGGCGCCGGCTGGGACGACGGCGTGATGTGCATCGACATCGACAACGCCAACAAGGTGCTGCTGGACGCGCTGAAGGACGTCGCCATCGAGGACGACAAGTGGGTGCGCCGCCTGACCAGCGAGCGCATGGAGCCGGACGGCGAAGCCCGCGTCGTCGTGACCATCACCCCGCTGCCGGTGGCGCAGCCGCAAGCGGATCTGCTCGGGGAGGCCGCCTGATGCTCACCCGCGAACAGGCCGCCGCAACCTGGTGCCCGATGGCGCGGGCGTCGCGCACGGATGAAGGCGGCCGCTGCGTCGCCGACCAGTGCGCTATGTGGCGATGGGGAGAGACGAAGCCCGTAACGAAGGAACAGGTGGTCGAGGTGCGAGTCGCCCACGTCGGCGGCGGAGTGACCACCGAGAAGCGCGTGCAGCAGGTGTCGGTCGAGGTACCGCATCGCGGCTACTGCGGCATGGCCGGCAAGCCCTTCATCAACGGGAGCGAGCCATGACGCCCGAGACCAGTACCGCCCTCGCCTGCGCCGCGTGCTTCGCCGTCGGCTTCATCGGCGGGTTCGCCGGCGGCTTCCGCGTCGCAGCCATGATCCGGCTCGGCGCGCAGCACGCGCCGGCCTGGGTGCGCAAGCTGCGACAGGACTACCGCGACGTGAAGCGCGAGAACCGCCAGTTGCGTAAGCGGCTGCGCCTCGCCGCGTCGAATGGGGAGCTGCAGGAGGATTTCGCTTGACGGAACGCCGTGACATCGGGTCCAGGCTCGAAAACTGGGCCCGCGTATTCCGCGACAGCACGCGCGTCGGCATCAGCCCCACGGCCGCGTTCTGCGACCAGCTGCGCCGAGAGGCCGAAGGCGAGAAGCCCGCGCCCGAGCGCCGCAAGCTGGACGAGGCCGACGCGCACCTGATCGAACGCGGCATGCGCGAGCTGGAGACGAAGCACCGCATGCTGCTGTACTGGTGCTACATCCGGCAGGCCCAGCCCGAGGTCGTTTGCCGGAAGATGGCGATCGCGCACCGGCCGGCGACCGTGTTCGTGAACCTGTTTCGGCAGGCGCAGGCCGCGATACAATCCGTAGTCGAACAGAACGAGGAGCGATGGGGATGAGCGCGATCGAGGACGACCGCAAGATGTTGCTGTACGCCGCGAAGGCGGCCGGCATCAAGCTGGCACAGCCGCATGACCACGACGACCACCTCCGCAACGTCACGAGTATGGCGCCCGAGGGAAATTTGCTTTCGGCGCCGGTGTGGAACCCGCTCATCGACGACGGAGACGCGCTGCGGCTGGCGGTGAAGCTGAAGATTGGCATCCAGCCCTGTCGCAACTGGTGCGACACCACGGATGGAACAATCGTTCTCCACGAGAACAATAACGGTGATGAATACGCTGCCGCCCGCCGCGCCATCGTGCGGGCCGCCGCCGAGATCGGAGGGGCAACGCCGTGAGCACCGAGTTCTTTCTCGTGTCGGAGGATGAGGCTATCTGGGTCGCGCAAAATGGCCTCGGCGGCTTTTCCTTCTACAGCGGCGAGCCTGCTTGCATGCGGGCTCTTTCGGCCTTCCTGGAGCGCAATCAGGGCAAAAAGCTTGAATTCTTGCCGGCTCATAAAGTTGATGATGCGATCGACGCTGGGCGGCTGAAGGAAATAGAGTGGCAGAACGAGGTTGCCGACGACACAAAATAGCTTGACAGCAGGAAAACTCAGCAGTAAATTCCGCACAACAATTAATTTCCGTCGATTACGACGTGCGCGGTTGCCTGTAGGCAGCCCGCGGCGTATCCGGAGAATCCCGAAGCCCTGCGATCAGCGATGACGCGGGGCTTTTTGCTTTGGAGACCATCATGCCCTTCCAGATGACCGACTCCGATCTGCGCCGCTGGCTGCTGGTCCTCCTCCAGGTCAAGTCCATGCGCGGCGTGATGCGCATGCGCCCCGCGCACTGACCGTTTCACCGTGTCTCCTCGCCCTGCTGATCGATCAGGGCGCTTCCGGCCCGGCCGCCACGTGCGCGCCGGGCCATTTTTTTGACCGAATGCTATGGCTGTTACCTACGACCCCGAGCTGGCCGCCGCTTTCTGCGCCGCGATGGCGTCGACGACCGACAGCATCGCCACGATCTGCAAGCGCAAGGGCATGCCGAGCAAGGCCACGGTGTTCCGCTGGAAGGCTGAACACCCGCTCTTCGCGGCCATGTACGACGCGGCCAAGAGCGCGCAGATCGACACCCAGTTCGACGAAATCGTCGAGATCGCCGACAACTGCAAGAACGACAAGGACTCGATCCAGAAGGCGAAGCTCCGCATCTACGCGCGCATCGAGGCGGCCCAGCGCCTGAAGCCGAAGCAGTACGGGCTGAAGGTCGCGCACGGCGGCGCCGACGATCTGCCGCCGATGAAGACCGAGTCCAAAGTCACCATCACCGCCGAGGAGGCGTACAAAAGGATGCTCGATGGGGGCGCCTGAGTGGTTCGACTTCAAGATGCCGGACTACGAGCGCGTCTACGCGCTGCGCGCCGAACGCCTGCAACGGATCCGCGCCGAGCCCGGCCTGCTCCCCGCCCTGAAGGAGCACTACAGGGCGAACCCGGTCGACTTCATCAACGACTGGGGCATGACATTCGATCCGCGAAACGCCGAGATCGGGCTGCCCACCGTCATCCCGTTCCTGCTGTTCCCGAAGCAGGCGGAATTCGTCACATGGGTGTTCGAGCGCTGGCGCGGCCGCGAGGACGGCCTGGCAGAGAAAAGCCGCGACATGGGCATCTCATGGCTGTGCGTCGCGATCGCCGTCTGGATGTGGACCTTCTACCCGGGCGTGGTGATCGGGTTCGGCAGCCGCAAGGAGGAATACGTCGACAAGCTCGGCGACCCGAAGTCGCTGTTCTGGAAGGCGCGCCAGTTCATCAGCCTGTTGCCGCTGGAGTTCCGGCCGGCGGGCTACATCGAGGCGCGCCACGCGCCGCACATGCGCATTCTGAACCCGGAAACTGGCTCCGCGATCATCGGCGAAGCCGGCGACAACATCGGGCGCGGCAACCGCACGTCGATCTACTTCAAGGACGAATCGGCCTTCTACGAGCGGCCCGAGGCCATCGACGCTGCGCTGTCGCAGACCTCGAACTGCAAGATCGACGTCTCGACGGTCAACGGCAACGGCAACCCGTTCTTCAAGAAGCGGCACGGCGGCCGGATCCCGGTCTTCACGTTCCACTGGCGCGCCGACCCGCGCAAAGACGACGCCTGGTACCAGAAGCAGTGCAACACGCTGGACCCGGTGATCGTCGCGCAGGAAATCGACATCGACTACAACGCCTCAACCACGGACTCGTGGATCAGCGGCGACAGCATCGTGCAGGCGCAGGGCAACGGTCCGGCCGACGTCGAGTCGTTCGGCGGCTGGCGTATTGGCGTCGACGCCGCGCACTACGGCGACGACGAGAGCGTCATCCACAAGCGCCGCGGCCGACTGAACCTGAAGCAGGTCACGCGCCGCAAGCTGGACGGCCCGCAGCTGGCGTGGCTCGTCGAGTCCGAGTGCGACGACCTGGTCGCGGCCGGCGGCCACATCGAGTCCATTGTGATCGAGCTCGATGGCCCGGGCGTCTCCTGCTACGACCAACTCAAGGCCGGCCGGTACGCGCGGTACGTGATCGGCGTGCATACCGGCGCCAAGCTCTCCGACGGCAAGAACTACAACCTGCGCGCGCGGATGTGGCGCGATGCCCGCGACTACCTCGATGAACCGCCGGTATCGATGCCGGGCTGTGGCGAGCTTCGTTCGCAGCTCGCATCGGTGAAGTACCGCTATGACAAAGGGCTGCTGCTGATGCAGTCGAAGAAGGAATACAAAAAGGTGTACGGCAAGTCTCCGGACCGCGCCGACGCATTCGTGCTCACGTTCGCCGCACCTGACCAGCAGGCCTGGGATGAGGACGACGAGGAGACGGACCACACGGGAAGATCAACGACTGGCGGCTACTGATGGCATACGAACAATTCGACATTGAAGACGACCAGGGCGACGGCGCCGTGCTGGCCGCGAAGCAGCACCCGGCCGACGTGCTACGGTCCTTCATCGGACAGGCCAACATCGTGCCGATGCTCGACCCGGAGGTCGTCAGCAAGATCGGCCTGGAGGTCACGCGCGGCTTCGACGCCGACAAGTCCAGCCGCGCCGACTGGGAAAAGATGATGCAGGCCGCGATGGATCTGGCCATGCAGGTGACGCGGGAAAAGAACTGGCCGTGGCCGAAGGCTGCGAACGTCAAGTACCCACTGATCACGACCGGTGCAATCCAGTTCAGCGCGCGCGCGTATCCGGCCATCGTGCAGGGCGAGCAGGTCGTCAAAGGCATGGTCATCGGCCCGGACCCAGACGGGAAGAAGCAGGAACGCGCGGACCGCATCGGGCACCACATGTCGTACCAGCTGCTCGAGCAGATCAAGGACTGGGACGAGGACACCGACAAGCTGCTGCTGCAGATCGCCATCGTCGGCTGCAGCTTCCGCAAGACGTACTTCGACACCACACTGGGCAGGCCGCGCAGCGAGATGGTCCCGGCGAAGCACGTGATCTACGACCACGCCACACCGTGGAAGGACCTGCGGCGCATCACGCAGTGCGTGCAGCTCTACAAGAACGACGTCATCGAGCGCGTGCGCGGCGACATCTACGTCGACGTGAAGCTCGGCACGCCGGCAGGCGCGACCATCGACGAGGATCCTCCCTACGAGTTCCTCGAGCAGCACTGCTGGTACGACCTGGACGGCGACGGCTACAAGGAACCGTACATCGTCACGGTCGTGAAGGAGACGTCCGAGGTAGCGCGTATCGTCGCCCGCTTCGACGAGGACGGCATCTACCTGAACGCGCGCGGCGAGGTCTCGAAGATCGAGCCGGTCAGCTACTGGACGAAGTTCCCGTTCATGCCAAACCCGGACGGCGGTTCGTACGACGTCGGCCTGGGGCTGCTGCTGAACCCGATCAACGAGACGATCAACACGGTGCTGAACCAGCTGCTGGACGCTGGCACGCTGGGCAACACCGGCGGCGGGTTCATCGGCACCGGCCTGAAGATGAAGGGCGGCGCGGCGAAGTTCGCACCGGGCGAGTTCAAGCCCGTCGACAGCCAGGGCGGCAAGATCGCGGACAGCATCTACCACATGCAGTTCCCGGGCCCCAGCCCAGTGCTGTTCCAGCTGCTGGGCATGCTGATCGAGGCCGGCAAGGATATCTCGTCGGTGAAGGACATCCTCACCGGCGAGCAGCAGGTGAACCAGACCGCGACGACGACGCTGGCGCTGATCGAACAGGGCCTGAAGGCGTTCACCGCGATCTACAAGCGCGTGCACCGCTCGCTGAAGCAGGAGTTCGCGAAGCTGTACCGGCTGAACAAGCTCTACCTGAAAACCGAGGACTACTACCGCTTCCAGGACAAATCGGAGCCGATCTACCTTGCGGACTACCAGGGTGACGGCACGGACATCGCGCCGGTGAGCGATCCGAATCTGGTATCGGACGCCCAGGAGCTGGCCCGCGCCGAGGCGCTCATGCAGTTCAAGGGCGACCAGTTCATCGACCAGGTCGAACTGCGCCGCCGGTTCCTGCGGGCGCTGAAGACGCCGGACATCGACACCCTGATCGTCACGGAGCCGCCGGCACCGCCGCCGGACCCGAAGGTCATGGAAGTCCAGGGGAAGCTCGCAGCGATGGAAGTCGAGGTGAACGCCAAGGCCGAGAAGATGATGGCCGAGATCGAGAACCTCCGGGCGCGCAACGCAGAGCTCGAGGCGTCCGCCACGCTGAAACTGGCGCAGGCCGCCGCCGTGGGCGGCGAACAGCAATTCGCGTTCTTCATGGCGCAGGTCCAGCACATGCTGGACACCCATCTGGAACAGACCAAGGCAGCTTTACAACCGCAGCAACCACCACAGGGAGAAATCGATGGCAATGAGCAAGGAGGAGTATCAGCAGTGGAAGGACCACCCGCTGACGAAGCAGTTTCACCAGTATCTGCGGGACTACCGCCAGGAGATCATGGAGAAATGGGCGCAGGGGGGATACCAGCCGACCAGCCCGGAAGCGCTGATGGCGGTGGCTCGCTGCCAAATGGCTGATGAACTCGCCGCGCTGGACGACGACTGGATTGCCGAGTTCTACCGTAAAAACCAGATCAAGGAAGGAGCGAACTGATGTACCAACAGATCAAGCAACTGGCCGACGAAGCACTGGCCCTGCAGAACAAGGACCGCATGGACGCGGCGCTGCGCGACATCAGCGCGCTCGCCAAAGCCGGGCACGCGCGCGAATGCGCGTTCCAGGAAGCCGCCACGACCGGTACCGGGGCGTTGCAGTACGCCGTCCGGCATGACATCGACGGCAAGATCACGGTCGACGCCGCGCACGTGCCGATGGCAGAACAGCTGGCCGGCGCCGACACGGCGGAAGGCGGTGCGCAATGAGCGCGGCCGTGAACACCTCCGGCATCCAGCCGGTCGAGTACAAGATCCTCATCCTGCCCGAGCAGGCCGAGGAAACCGACGAGACGCTCAAGCGCGCGAAGGCTGCCGGCCTGGTGCTGGTCGACAAGACCACCGAGCGCGAGAAGATGGCCCAGGTGAAGGGTCGCCTCGTGGCCGTGGGCGGCAACGCCTTCGAAGACTGGGCCGGCCAGGTGCCGCAGCTCGGCGACACCGTCTGGTTCGCAAAGTACGCCGGCTACGTCGTGAAGGGTGACGACGGGCAGGAGTACCGCCTCGCCAACGACAAGGACATCAGCGCGGTGCTGCAGACCCGCTCCGCCACCGAATAAAGGAAGAACCAAACCATGCTCATTTTCAGGAAGATTTTCGTACTGCGCGCGCCGGCCGACGGTGACGGCGCAGAACCGGGCGGCGCGGCCGCAACCAGTGACCAGAACCCGGGCGCTGCGGGCGGCACCGGCGGCGAAAGCAATGACGACGACGCCCAGCAGCTGGAAGCGCGTGCGCGCCAGATGGGCTGGACCCCGAAGGATGAGTTCAAGGGCGATCCGTCGAAGTGGCGCGACGCTGCCGAATTCATCGAGCGCGGCGAGCGCGAAATGCCGCTGCTGCGCGCCCAGAACAAGCGCCTCGAGCGCGAAGTCGCCGAGCTGAAGCAGACCACCCGCGAGTTCGCCGAGCATCTCAGCAAGACCGAGCAGCGGGCCTATGAGCGCGCGGTAGCCTCGCTGAAGCAGCAGCGCAAGGAAGCGCTGGCGGCCGGGGACGGCGACGCCTTCGACAAGGCCGATGAGCAGCTCGAGCAGCTGCGCCAGGAGGCCGCCCAGAAAGCGGCGCAGCGCGCCGGCAAGACGGGTGACGACAACGGTCCCGATCCGGTCTACACCGAATGGGAATCGCGCAACCCGTGGCTGAATGACACCGAGCTGCAGGAATACGCTGAATTCGCCGCCCAGAAGCTGCGCGCGTCTGGCGAGCGCGCGACCGGCGCCGAATTCCTCGACCTGGTCGCACAGAAGGTGAAGGCCCAGTTCCCGGCGAAATTCACCAATCCTCGGCGCGAGACCGCACAGGCGGTCGAAGGTGCGGCGCCGGCACGCCGCGGCGGTGGTAAGACGTACGCCGACATGCCGGCCGAGGCCCGCGCCGCGTGCGATCGCATGGCGAAGAACGGCTTTGGCGGCGACGCCGAGGCGGCGAAGAAATTCAGGGATCAATACGTGAAACAATATTTCGAGGAAGCGTGACCATGAGCCGAGCACCGCGAGCAGAAAACAGGGAAGAAGAAGGCAGAAGCACCCGCGTCCCCCTGGGCGTGGCCCGTTCCAAGCTGACCGTGGCCGGGCGCCCCGGTTACGTCCGCCGCTGGATCAACGATTACGACGGCCGGCTGCAGAACGCCCAGGATGGCGGCTACGAGTTCGTCATGAACGACACCGTGAAGCAGATCGGCGATGCGGACGTCGACAACGAGAACCGCGACCTTGGCTCGCGTGTTTCACGCGTGGTCGACAAGACCACCGGCCAGCGCGCGTATCTCATGGAAATCAAGGCAGAATTTTACGAAGAAGACCAGGCCGCAAAGATCGCCAAGGTCGAAGAAACCGACAAGCGCATCCGCAAGGGCAAGCTGGAAGAAGTCGAGGAATCCTACGTCCCGGACCAGGGGCGCGGCATCCAGATCACGAACCAGCGCCGCTAATCCATCTCTCGGCGTCCGCGCCGAATCCCATCCATCAGGGCCGCCACCGAGCGGCCCTTGCCTTTTTTGGAGCATCCAATGGCAAATGCTGATACCCCGGCCGGCGCCACTCCGGTCGCGCACCGGAACGGCGCCCCGTACAACGGCTCGTTCAACGTGTATTCGGTGGCCGCCGGCGACGGCACCGCGCTGTTCATCGGCGATTTCGTCAAGTTGGCCGGCACCGGTCAGACCCTCAACGGCCGTGTGCTGCAGGACGTCACCCGCGCCGCCACGGGCGACGTGATCGTCGGCGTCGTGGTCGGCGTCAAGCCGGACACGCAGGACAGCCTGCGCTACCGCGCGGCGTCGACGGCACGCGAGGTGTACATCGCGGACAACCCCGACCTGGTCTTCGAGATCCAGGAGGGCTCCAGCGGCACCGCGCTGACCGCCAACGACATCGGCCTGAACATCAACTTCGTGGTCGGCACCGGCAGCACCGTGACGGCCCTTTCCGGCACGCAGCTCGACAACACCACCGAGGCGACGACCAACACCCTCGACCTGCATCTGATGAAGCCGGTCGCGCGCGAGGACAACGCCATCGGTTATTCGTGCAAATGGCTGGTGACGATCAACCGTCACCAGTATTCCAACCAAGTCGCAGGGGTCTAAATCATGGCTGGCATCATCAATACCGGTACCCATCCGAAAGCGCTCTGGCCGGGCGTATTCAGCATGTTCGGCCTGTCCTACAACAATCGCGACGAATGGCGCGACCTGGTCATCGTCCAGACCTCCGACAAGAACCGCGAGGAGATGGTCCAGAACAACGGCTTCGGCCTGGCCGCCATCAAGGAACAGGGCGGCTCGGTCGCCTACGACACCACGAGCCAGGGCGGCACTGCCACGGCCTACCACGTGGTATACGGCCTGGGCTACATCATCACCCGCGAAGCGATCGAAGATAACCTCTACGAAAAGCTCTCGATGGCCCGCGCCAAGGCACTGAAACGCGCGATGGTCGAGACGAAGAACACCGTCGTCGCCAACTGGTTCAACCGCGGCTTCGACACCAACTATCCCGTCGGCCCGGACGCCAAGCCGCTGTTCTCGTCCTCGCACCCGTCGACGTCCGGCAACCAGAGCAACGTGATGGCGACGGCGGCCGACCTGTCCGAGGCGTCGCTGGAAGACCTGGTCATCCAGGCCAACGGCGCGACCGACGACCGAGGCAACAAGATCGCCCTGCAGGTGCGCTCGCTGCACGTCCCGCGTCAGCTGGAATTCGAAGCGGCGCGCATCCTGAAGTCGGTCCAGCAGAACGATACCGCCAACAACGCGATCAACGCGCTGCGCGCGATGGGCACGTTCCCGGAAGGCTTCAAGGTGAACCACTTCTTCACCGATCCGGACGCGTTCTTCATCCGCACCGACGTCGACGACGGCCTCACGCTGTTCCAGCGCCGCGAGCTGGAATTCACGAAGGACAACGACTTCGGTACCGAGAACGCCCTGGCCAAGGCCACCGAGCGCTATTCGCTGCAGATCGGCGACTTCCGCAACTACTACGGCAGCCCGGGCGCGTAAGCCTTGGCCGCCGCAACACCCTGGCGCCCCCGCGATGTCGGGGGCGTTCTTTTTCCAGAACGCTAGGAGCACAACATCATGGGCACCCCTTCCCGCTTCCCCAACGGCCTCACCACCGTGCCGAAGGCCAATCCGCTCGGCATGTACGGTCTGCCCGACCCGACCGAGTGGCATAGCTATTTCAACGATTTCGACCACTACGTCGCCGCCAACTGGACCGTGACCGTGGTGGGCACCGGCACGGCCGCGCTCACCAACCTGGACGGGGGCGCCCTCCTGCTGACCAACTCGGCCGCCGACAACGACAGCATCCAGTTGCAGCAGGTCGGCGAATCCTTCGCCCTCACTGCCGGCAAGCGGGCGTTCTTCAAGGCCCGCTTCAAGGTGTCCGACGCCACGCAATCCGACCTCATCATCGGCCTGTGCGTGACCGACACGACGCTGATGGGCGCGACGGCCGGCGCCGGCGTCTCGGATGGCGTGTTCTTCAGCAAGGACGACGGCGTTGCCACGCTCGACGTCCAATGCCAGAAAAATGCCACCACCGGCCAGACCCGCGCGGCCGCCATTGCGACGCTCGCGAACGACACCTTCGTCACCGTGGCCTGGGCCTACGACGGCAAGGGCGAGGTCGCGTACTTCGTCAACGACGTGCAGCTGGGCACGCTGGCCGGCACGGCCGCGTACCTGCCGGACACGACGCTCGCCGTCTCGTTCGGCCTGATGAACGGCGAGGCCGTCGCCAAGACGATGACCGTCGACTACCTCTTCGCCGCGACCGAGCGCTGACCAACCGGGGCTTCGGCCCCTTCCACCTGGAGGCCAATATGGCAGATGCAGTGAGCAGCCAGATCCTGACGGATGGGGAGCGCAACGTGGTGATGAAGTTCACCAACGTCTCCGACGGCACTGGCGAGACGAATGCGCTCAAGGTCGATGTGTCGTCCCTCGTCGGTGCGCCGGCGACGGTGAAGATCACCGAAATCGAATACGACATCAGCGGCATGCAAGTCGAAATGCTGTGGGATGCCACCACGAAGGTCCCGGCGTTCATTTTGAGCAGCGGTCAGCAGCACCTGGACTTTTCCAAGGGCGGCGGCATCACCAACAACGCAGGGGCCGGCGTGACCGGCGACCTGCTCTTTACCACCATCGGCGCAACCGCTGGCAGTACGTACGCGATCGTGCTGCACATGAAGAAGAACTGACCATGTCGAATGACACGTTCATCCTGGGCGATTCGAACGCGATTAATGATCTGGCGTGGAGAGGTATTTCCAGTTTTTCCCGGTCTTGATCCAACCAATGCATGTACCCGAAACCCCGTATGTCCTTGCGATGGATGCGAGGCTGTCGCCACGATCGATTAGATGTCGGATTTCGTGGACATCGGAAGGCGTCAGCTTCCTAGTCCCGACCCGATCACGCACTGCCGTATCGCGGCCGTTATCGGCTTGACTGCCGATATACAGATGGTCGGGATTAACGCATCTTGGGTTGTCGCAGGTGTGCAGCACTTCAACGCCCGGTCCAATCGGGCCGAATGCCAGTTCGTAAGAAAACCGGTGGGCACGATAAAGGACGCCACGCGAACGAAATTCGCCGTAGCCAAATTTATGCGTGCCAGCCTCCCAAAGCCAGCAATCCTCGGTCTTGCGAACGTTCGTGAGGAACTGGCATTCGAGTGAGCAGTACAGCCGCTTTTCATCGGGTCGAGGAAAGTCTTTGCGACATCCACGGCATGTGAAGAAAGCCATTCGTTTGGTCATTGGATACCTTTTGAAAGCGAGTTCGCTATGAGAAATCACGCGCGAATGGATGAGTTCGTCCTTGGAGATAGTAACAGTATTTGCGACTGCTGCGGCTTCAAGTTCAAGCAGTCGCAGCTGCGCAAGCGCTGGGACGGCGCAATGGTCTGCTCGAAGGACTGGGAGCTGCGACACCCTCAGGACTTCGTGAAAGCGCGTCCGGAGCGCAACCACGTCAAGAATGCCCGGCCAGGCGCTGAACCGCGCTTCGTCGGGCCCAACGAGATTACGGCGGACGATTTATGACCACGAGCGGAACCGACACCTTTTCGATCACCCGCGACGACGTCATCACCTCGGCCGCGCTCGAAGTCGGTGACATCGCGCTCGGCGAAGCCCTCGACGACGACACGCTGGACCAGTACAACCTGCGCCTGAACACCTGGGTGAAGTCGCTGATGGCGGACGGCGCGAAGCTGTGGGCCATGCAGCTGGCGACGCTGTTCCTGCAGCCAGGCGTCGGCCGCTACGTGCTGGGCGTCGACGGCGCGCACTGCACCACCGACTATGTGCGCACGACCCTGTCCGCCGGTGCCGCGGCGGCCGCCAGCACGGTGCAGCTGACCGACTTCACGGGCATGGCCGACGGCGACAACATCGGAGTGCTGCTGATGGACGGCACGCTGTACTGGACGACCATCAGCGGGGCGCCGGGCGCGTCAACGACGCTCGCGACCACCCTGCCCGGGCCGGCAGCCGCCGGCGCGACGGTGTTCGCCTACACGGCGAAGATCAGCCGGCCGCAACGCATCGACCCGGACAGCGCGTACTGGCGCTCGAGCGCGCTGCAGGACACGCCCGTCGCGATGATCTCGCGCACCGAATATGCGCAGCTGGCCACGAAGGGCGCGCGCGGCAAGATCGTGCAGGCCTTCTACGACCCGCAGCTCGGCAACGGCGTGCTGTCGGTCTGGCCGACACCGGACAACGCGGCCGACGTGCTGTGCTTCTGGTACGAGCGACGCCTCGAAGATTTCAACAGCGGCGGCGACACGCCGGACTTCGCCATCGAGTGGGGTGAAGCGTTGATTCTCGGACTGGCGCACCTCATGGCGCCCACGGCCGGCCTTTCCTTGGCTGAGCGTCAGGACCTGGAGCGGCGCGCACAGGCGGCGCTGGACCTGGTCGAGGGCTACGACCGCGAGGACGTCGGCGTCTTCTTCCAACCGGATATGCGATGAGCTGCGACGCCCTGTATGCGGCATATCGCTCGGTGCTTCCGCGCCTGCCGGGGCTGACATTCGAGCAGTTCCGCGACGCGACCAGCCATTGCCGTGTCGAGGCCGTTCTGGTACGCGGCGAACTTGCGGGGGCCGTCCTGATCCAGGGCGCCGAGCTGCATGCGTGCATCCTGCCGGCGTTCTTCGGACGCTGGCTCACCCGCTCGGTGCTGCGCCGCACTCTTGCCGCTGTACTGGAGCAGCACGGGCACGCGATCACGCGCACCACGGTAGGCAACGAGGCCGGCGCCGCGTTCGTGGCACGTCTCGGATTCACGAAAATTGCCGAGCAAGACGGCATCGAAACATACATGCTGGAGAAGAAATAATGGGAATCGAAACCGCATTGCTCGCCGGCGCTGGCGCCACCCTGGTCGGCAGCGTTATCGGGAAAAATGCTTCCGACAAGGCCGCGAATGCTCAACAGCAGGCCGCAAACGACGCTACCGCCGAGCAGCGCCGCGAATACGACCTGACGCGAGGGGACCAGCTCGACCTCCTGAAACAGCAGCGCGCCGACCAGCAGCCGTGGCTGGATGCCGGCAGGAACGCGCTGGCCCAGCTCGCGGCCGGCGCCGGCGCCGGTGGCAGTCTGGTCAAGCCGTTCAGCCTTGCGGACTTTCAGGCCGATCCGGGCTACGACTTCCGCATCAGCGAGGGCGAGAAGGCGATTCAGCGCGCGGCATCGGGGCGCGGCGGCCTCTACTCGGGCGCTACCCTGAAGGCGCTCGCGCGCTTCAACCAGGACACAGCGTCGGGCGAATACAACGATGCGTACAACCGGTACAACACGAACCAGTCAAACCAATTCAACCGGTTGGCCTCGATCGCCGGCCTCGGCCAGACCGCAACGAACCAGGTCGGCCAAGCAGGCCAGAACGCGTACGGCACGATCGCGAGCGCGGGGGCGAATACCTCGAACAACATCAGCCAAAACCTGATCGGCGCGGGTAACGCGCGCGCATCCGGCTATGTTGGCGGCGCGAACGCTATCAGCAATGGAATCGGCCAAGGTTTGAACTTTTACCAGAACCAAAATCTGCTGTCTGCCCTTTCGCGCAACCCGGGTGTGTACGTCCCTGAGTCGAGCCTGCCGGCGCTGCAGATGCCGTCGCTGAACAACTTCAATCTCTGAGCCAATCATGCCAATCGATCCCTCCATCGCTCTGAACGTCAAGCCCGTCCAGCTCACCAACCCGCTCGAGCAGTACATGCAAGTGCAGCAGATCCAGCAGGCGCAAAACCAGAGCCGGCTGCAGGACCTGATGTACGGCGAGAAGCAACGCGACCTGGCCGCCGACAAGGTGCAAGCCGACGCCCTCGCGAATGCCCAGGACGTCTCGGCCGCGCTGGCGAAGGCTGGCTACGGCGCGCGCGCTGTCGCTTACCAGCGAGCGAAAGTTGACGCTGACGCGAAACAGGCCGACATCGGAAAAACCAAGGCCGAGGCGCAGGCCAAACAGATCGAGTCGCTGACGAAGGCCAACGGCCTGATCGGCAGCGCGGCGGGCGCCATCATGCAGAACCCGACGTACGACAACGCAGTGAACGTGGTGAACGGCCTGCGGCAGCAATTCGGCCCCGACCTGTCTAAGCAATTCGGCCTGGACACGCTGGAGATTCCGCAGGACCCTGCGCAGCTCAAGGACTGGGCGAACAACCACTACCTCGCGTCCGTCGACACGGCCAAGCAGCTGGAAGACGCACGGATCAAGTCGGAGGGACTGGCGAATCGGGGAAGTCAGGAGAAGATCGCGGCCGGGCACGACGCGACGTCGCGTGCGAATACGGCGGCGACGGTTGCGGCTACGATCCGCGGCCAAGACCTGGTCGATGCCAGAGCCCGCGAGCTGAACCAGCAAGGCCAATACGATGCGGATCGCGGTGTGCTGGTCAACAAGCGTACGGGCGTGGCAAGCCAGGTGGTCGACACCTCCGGGAAACCTCTGCAGGGCGGGAAGCCAATGACCGAGTTCCAAGGGAAGTCGGCTGCATTCGCCGATCGTGCGCAGGAGGCAGATACGATTCTCAATGGCTTGGCCGGGAAATACCGCCCAGCGGCGATCAATTCGAAGCAGACGGTTCAAGACTGGCCCATCGTCGGCGGGGCGGCTGGCGCGGTGACCAACAAATTCGCCCTGAGCGAGGCGGACCAGCGCGCCGAGCAGGCACAGCGCAACTTCGTGAATGCCATCCTGCGCCAGGAATCCGGCGCGGTCATCAGCCCGTCCGAGTTCGAGAACGCGAAGCAGCAATATTTCCCGCAGCCGGGCGATACCCCGGCGCTGATCGCGCAGAAGGCTGCAAACCGAAAGACTGCGATCGCGGGCCTGTCTCGCAGTGCTGGACCATCGTACGCGCCGGCCGCCGCGCCAAACTCCGCCCCGGCGCCCACGCCGACCGCGAACTCCAAAGGCTGGACGCTGCACGTCGACGCGAACGGCAATAAGGCGTACGTCAGCCCGGACGGCAAGTCCTACGAAGAGGTGAAATAAATGCCATTCGATCTCTCAACAGCGAAACCCGTGATGTCCGGCGGCTTCGACCTGAAAACGGCGAAGCCGGTGGCTGATGCTGCTCCTGCCGACGGGGGCGGCATCGGTGCCACGCTGAAGAAGGCCATCGAGGGCGGCGCCTTGGGCGTGTCCGACATCGGTAATACTGTGCTGAACGTCGTCACCGCGCCACTCGCCGCCGTATCGCCGACTGTCGCGCAGTGGAACCGCACGCGCAATGCCGACTTCGACGCGCTGACCGAGCAGAACAAGGACTCGACCGCGTTCAAGCTCGGCCGCCTGGGCGGCAATGTCGCGGCGACGGCGCCCGTCGGCGGCGTCCTCGCGAGCGGCGTGCGCGCTGCCGTGCCGGCAGTGGAATCGGTAAGCATGGCGGCCGGCCCGACGCTGCGGACGCTGGCGAACTCGATTGAGAGCGGTGGGATGACGCTCGGCGGCGGGGGCTCGTCGCGGCTGGCGGACCTCGCGTACCGCACGACCGGCGGCGCGGTGACAGGGGGCGCGTCGTCGTCGCTCGTGAATCCGGACAATGCGGGCGTCGGTGCGGTGGTGGGTGGCGCGTTGCCGGGGTTGGCGAAGTTCGGGGGTGTCGTTGGCAACAAGCTGGAACAGCTTGCCCGCGGCGGCGCCGAAAGCCTGATGCAGTCCGCGATCAAGCCGACCCTCAAGCAACTGGCGAACGGAGACGCAGGCGTCGCCGTTCGCACCCTCCTCGACTACGGCATCAACCCGACGAAGGCCGGCATCGAGAAGCTGCGCGGCCTGATCGACGACCTGAACACCCAGGTGGCCGACAAGATCGCGAACTCGACGGCGACGATCCCGAAGGCGAACGTGCTGCAGCGGCTGGCCGACGTGAAGACGGCGTTCGGCAACACGGTCAGCCCAACGTCGGACTTGGCGGCCATCGACCGCGTAGGCGATGACTTCCTGGCCCACCCGCTCTACCCCGGCCCGGATCTGCCCGTGCAGGCGGCGCAACAGCTCAAACAGGGAACCTACAAGACGTTGGCGAAGAAATATGGCCAGGTGGGCGCAGCCGATGTCGAAGCGCAAAAGGGCCTGGCGCGCGGCCTGAAGGAGGAAATTTCGAACGCAGTGCCAGAAGTGGCAGGCCTCAATGCCGAAGAAGCGAAGCTGATCACGACGTTGAAGGTGTCGGAGCGCCGCGCGCTGATGGAGTTGAACAAGAATCCGCTGGGGCTGACCACGATGGCAAGCAGCCCGGCCGCGATGGCCGCCTTCTTGGCCGACCGAAGCGCGCTATTCAAGTCACTGGTGGCGCGGATGGTGAATGGGCCGGCTGCCTCTGTCGTCGGCGGTGTAGCCCCGGCGTTGGAAAATGGCCTGTCTAATCCTCTGATTCGGAGCGCCGGGACTGCTGCCGTCGCCTCCGAGCAGCGATGAAGCCATAAATGACGGCGCCGACGAAGAAAAGGCCCAGCTTCCACAGCTTGAAGGTGATGAAGTCGCTCATTTGGTGCCGCCATATTTTTTCAGCTCGCGCTTCACGTCGTGAACGAGACTGTCAGCGCTGTGCAAGAAGTGATGGAATGGGTGTTGATCACGCTTCTCGGGTGGGAGCTCATCCTCGAGGATTTCGATGCCCTCCTCCAGGGTGAGCAGTAGGGCGGTGATCGCTCGCTGGTACTCGACAAGCCGCTGGAGGATGATGGGCTGCGCAAAACTGGTGCCTTGTGCGGCTGACTGGTTCTCCGTCCCGAAGCTGGCCTCAAGGCGCTGGATGATCTCGGCATGCAAGGATCGGCCGCCAGCACGAGCGGCCTCTTCAAGTTTGCCGCGGAGTTCTGGCGTAGGACGAATTGGATAGGGACTGTTGAGGTGACGATCATTCATGGATGCATTGTGGACTCACTTTGGACGCGCCACAACGAGGCCACTTGACTCAATGTGGATTCAATGGGAACATTGATCCCACATAACTCACTTAGGAAGCCACATGAATCAATCCGATACGCCCGCAGGAAGAATGTCGTATCCACTCCGAATGCCGCCGGGCATGCGCCAACAGCTGGAGGAATGTTCGCGTAGAGGATTCCGCAGTCTGCATAGCGAGATCCTTCGGCGCCTTGCTGAAAGTCTTGAGCGTGACGCTGCAAAAGAAAATGCCCCGGCTGCTGTAACAGCCGAGGCACCGATTTGATATCCCCCGCAAGGAGAAATCGCATGAAGGTTATCACGAGCGACCGTATCGAACAACCCGGAGGAAATCCGGGCCTTACTGCACATCAAATGCAATTCCTGTGCAAATTCAACCAGATCGACGCGGACAGCCAGCGTTACGTCCTGGCCGTCCTGCATGGCGAATACGAACGGGCGGTGCGCCCGGGCCGCTCTCATCTGCGTTTAGTTGGTGGAGGTGCCGCATGAACGACCTGATCCAGACCATCGACGGCCAGCCGTGGACGACGTCCAATCTCGTTGCTGAGAAATTCGGAAAACTCCACAAGGACGTGCTGAAGGCGATTCGAAATCTGCAAAGTTCAGAGGAGTTTAATCGGCGCAATTTTGCGCCGATTGAATACCGCGACGGACGCGGACGGATGATGCCCGCGTTTCTGATCCGACGCGACGGCTTCAGCATGTTGGCGATGGGGTTCACGGGCCGCGAAGCCGCGCAGTGGCGCGAAAAGTTCATCGCCGCCTTCAACAAGATGGAGGCGGCACTCCGCCCGCGCCGGCCGAAGAGCGTGAGCACGGTACGCGACCGGCGCGCCCTTTACCACGCGGCCGTCGACTTGATGGCGGATCGCGGGTTGTCGCTGCCGGCGGCGTACCAACTGTTCGACGCGTACGCTGGCGTGCCGCACATGGACCTGATGACCCCTGAGCGCATCGGAGAGGTCGTTGAGTTCGCCGAGCGGGCGCGTACACGTCAAACCACAAGTGAGGACTGGATGCGTGTCGAGGCCGGTCGGCAAAAGCTGCTGACGTCGCCGAACCAGTTGGACCTGATCGAGAACATCGAGCCGCAATTGAAGTAAAAGCCGATTCTCCAACCCAACCCGCCCCGGGCAACCGCGGCGGGTTTTTTATTGCCAAACCTATGCAGATTCCATTCGTGGGCGGCGCGTACCAGTCGCGCTCGCTGAACCTCGACGCCCAGCGCTGCATCAACCTGTACCCGGTGCTGGGCGAATCTGGTAACGCCAAGTCGGTGCGCGCGCTGTTTGGCACGCCGGGCCTGCGGCGTCTTACGACGCTCGCCGGCGGCGGCATCCGCGGCCTCTACCGGCCGTCGACGGGCGACGCCATCGCCGTGTCCGGATCGAGCGTGTACCGCGTGAAATCAGACTTCTCGTCCACGCTCGTCGGCACGATCGATGTTCTCGACACGCCTGTCGTGATGAAGGACAACGGCACAACCGCCATGCTGGTATCGGGGGCCAACGGCTACACGCTGGACCTCGCGAGCAATACGCTCGCCCCCATCCTCGACGAGGCGTTCTACGGCGCCGTGCGCGTCGGCTACGCGAACAACGCCTTCATCCTCGACCGCCCCGACACGTTCGATTTCTACATTACGGCCGCCGACGGATCGGTGACGTTCGATGCGCTCGATTTCGCCAGCGCCGATAGCAACGCGGAGCCGCTCGTCTCCCATATCGTGAACCACGGCCAGCTTCTGCTGTTCAAACGGACCGTTACCGAAGTCTGGAGCTACACCGGCGAGGGAGACTTCCCGTACGCGCGCGACGGCAACGCACTGATTGAACAGGGCTGCTGCGCGCCGCACTCGGTCGCCGACCTGGACAACAGCGTGTTCTGGCTAGGCGAGGACAAAAACGGCCAGGGTGTCGTCTGGCGCCTGAACGGGTACACGCCCGTGCGCGTATCGCACGACGGCATCGAGAAGGCGATCCAGGGCTATGGCGACATCTCGGATGCACGCGCCTACGCCTACACGCAGGAAGGCGAGACGCACTACGTGCTGAACTTCCCCAGTGCGAACGCGACGTGGGTGTACGGCGTGAAGGCCAATCTCTGGCACGAGCGGGCGTGGACGGACCCGAACACCGGGCGCTTCAATCGGCACCGCTCGAACTGCCACATGTTCTGGGGCAGCGAGCACGTGGTCGGTGACTGGGAGAACGGCAACCTGTACGCGCTGGACCTGGACGCGTTCACGGACAACGGCGGCCCACTGGTGGCCCTGCGCGCGGCGCCGCACGTCGCTGATGCCGATTATCGGCGCATCCGCTTCCACGGCGTCCAAGTCGACATCGAAGCCGGCGTCGGGTTGCCGGTCGGCCAGGGCGATGATCCGCAGATGATGATCCGCTGGTCCGATGATGGCGGCCATTCGTGGAGCGCACTGCGCACGATGACGATGGGCCGAACCGGCCGATACACCGCGCGCGCTCGTGCGCGGCGTATCGGGACAAGTCGTGACCGCGTGTTCGAGGTTTCCATCTCCGATCCAGTCAAGCGCGTGATCCTGGGCGCGGCCGTCGACGCGGAGGGGCTGACGCGATGAACAAGAACGCATTGAGCCTGTTCCCGGCACGCGTGGCGATCGGGATGCTGCAGCCTGACGGCAGTGTGCTGCCTTCTCCCGAATTCGTGCGCGCGATGTCGGCGTTATTCGGCCGGGTCGGAGGCTCCATCGGAATGGGCAGCGACGATCTGGCGTTGCTGGCCTCGGCCGTCGCACCACCAGACCCGCAGGCGCGCCGCGCGGCCGCCGATGCTTTGACTGCGCCAGCGATCGACCAGAGCGCGCTGATTGCGGCGCTCATCGGAAAGATTGCCACGTTGCAGGCGCAGGTCACGCAGATCGAGAGCGTGCGCGCCGAGCTGGCGAAGCTATCCAGACGAATCGACGGGGTTGAGCAGGTCGCGACTCATCGAGATCCATTCCGCGTGAATTGGGAGCGCCCCGGCGCAATCGGCTCGCGGACAGCGAACACGGGGAAATTCACAACCGTGCAGTCAACCGGCGGCGCCGGATTCAATGGGGCTGCGCCACAGACGGCATATGCCTCCGGTGGCGCCTTGGCTGCGTATGGCGCCGGTGCAAATGGACTGGATACGGCGGCAAACATGGCCGCCTTGCACGCGATGGTGGTAAAGATCCGTGCGGCGCTCGTCGCCAATGGAACCATGTCCTGATAAGACAAAACTGCTCTCAACAAGGCTCGCTTCGGCGGGCCTTTTTTTTATAGGCGAACGACATGACTGTTGGACAAAAAAACATCGTGCCCGGAGTAGTTCTGGGTGCCGCCGTGGCGACCTATCATACCGCGCCGACATCGACCCGTGAGCGCATCTGCAACGCGACTCTCACAAACGACACGGCGGGGGTGATCACATGCACGGTGCACATCGTGTCTAGCGGCGGCACAGCCGGCACGCTGAACAAGAAAATCTCGGCCTACCCCCTCGCGCCGAACGAGACCTATCCGTGCCCGGAGCTGATCGGCCGCGTGCTCGAGCCAGGCGACAGCATTCAAGCGCTCGGCAATGGCGCCGCCTTCGACGTCTCCGCATTCACCCAGATTTAAGGACCCTGACCATGACTGGCGTCATCGCGACCATTCCGCGCATCCAGTTCTCGAATACCTTGGGCATCCCGCTTGCAGGCGGCAAGCTGTACACCTACCTGGCCGGCACAACCACCCCGGAGCTGACCTTTCAGGACGAGGACCTCACAATCGAGAACGAAAATCCGATCCCTCTCGACTCAACCGGTTCATGCGTGATCTGGCTCGATCCGGCGAAGAGTTACAAGTTCTTGCTGAAGAGCGCTCAAGGTGTCACGCAACTGGGATGGCCGGTTGATAACATCAGCGGGGCGAGCAATCTGACGTCCCTTCAGCCCACGCTGAACCTGTACACGAAGCTCACGACATTGGCGTCTACCATCGGCGCCGGTCTTGTCGGCACGTCCAGCGGCCTGACCGTACAGCAGCAGCTCGACATCCTGGCCGGGAACGCAGTATATGCGGATACCTACCTTGATCAGTCCAATCCGATCATCGCGGCCATTGATGCGTTGCCGTCTACTGGCGGCACGGTATTTCTTGGCCTCCGTCGTTATCCACCCGTGCACCGGACGTACGACACGACCTACATCGCAAAGCCCAATCTCTCCATCGTCGGCGTCCAAATGCCGAGTTTTTCCGCTGACTGCACGAAGCTGGAAGGCGGTTCGATCATCGAAGGCAAGTTCAACGTCTGGGCTGACAATTTCTCGATCGAGAACGTCGGCATCGATGCCGGCAAATACGTCGTTGACACGTATTTCGGCGGTCTGGACACACATAGCCCGAACCATCCGGACGGAGGAACGTGGGATGGTCTTGCGTTCGCGCAGCCGAATCAGGTGGCACCGCAGCAGCCGCGACGCAATTTCCGCGCGCGTAACGTCATCTGCCTCAACCGGGATTCGCAGAGCTACGGTCACGCGGTACTGATGGAGGGCTTCAGCGGTGGCATCGTCGAAAACGTGATCGGGATGTACGGCATCCACGCGCTGGTGATCAAGTCGCAGAACGTTGCTGGCACCTTCGTCGCCGGCTATGGTGCGAGTTCCGACCACGTGATCCTGAAGTCGGACAACTATGCGCCGGGCGCGAATATCAAGATCGACACGATCGAAACGGACTTCATGCCGCCTGGGATCTCGGCGCCCTGGTCGTCGCCGGCGACCGCAAGCTACGGGCTCTTCCTGAACCCGGCAACCTACGACATGGGCGGCATCAAGATCGGCAAGTTGCGCGTGAAAGGCGCGCAGGCTCTGATCCGCGCCACGGGTACAACGCCGGACCGCAATCTGGACAACGTGCAGATTGGGGCGATCGAGGCCGAGGGCTTCGGCGTATCGAACCCGATCGGCTTCTACTTCGATGGCGCGAAGTTCAACAGGATTCGCGTGAGCACGATGACCATCACGAACTGTTCCGACGGCGTAGCGTACAAGCAGATTACGGGCTTCTCAGACGATGGGCTGGAGATCGGCTCGCTGACGATGGAAAACATCTCGCTGCGCGGCATCCAGGCGCTGAGCTATGGCCGCGTGATCGTCAACGTCCTGAAGGTGCGCAACTGCACGACGCTGTACAGCATCGAGGATACCGCGCGCGTGCATATCGGCCGCGAATCGCTGAGCTCGGTATCGACGAAATTCGGGCTGAATCCGCCGTCGCTCACGGCTGGTTGGCAGCAGCTTGCCGGCTTTTCTACCTTCGCGATCGGCTTGCACGGCTACGGTGTCACGCTCCAGGGGCTGCTGCAGCCGACCGGAGTACCGAGCGCGAACGTGATCAACCTGCCACCCTATTTGCAGCCGGCTGAGTCCATCCGCCTGATGACGGTCGGCCGCAACGCTTCGAACGTCGACGGCCCCCTTCTGGTTTCGGTTGGCGGCGGCGCGACCACGCTGAAGATCAACGACGGTGCCGGCATCACTGGAGCCGAGAACTTCCTTTCGCTCGACGGCCTGGATTACCGGCTCGACTGAGACGATCCAACTCAATCCACTACATACCGCAACCATGAAAGTCCCAAACATGAGTGAACCCATCTCGACCGGCGCCGCCGGCGCCGCATTGAAGTTCTTCGGCGCGACCGTGCTCGCCAGCGCGGCGGCGACGGCCCTCGGCTTCCTTTTCCTCTGGCCGAAGACCTTACGCGAGGCGTTCGTCCGCTTCGCGTGCGCGATTTTCTGCAGCTTCACCCTGGGCCCGGCGCTCGCCTTCGCGGCGCGCGCACAGTGGCCCGGCATGTTTGCGTCCGCGCAAGAGCTGGGGCAACTTTACGGCGATCCGCAGGCCGGCGTGCTGATCGCGGCCGCGCCGTTCCTCGTGGCTGCTGCTCTTCCCGCCTGGTGGCTGTTCGGCTGGTTCTACCGCTGGATGGACAAGCGTCGCGACAAGGACCTCGGCGAAGTGCTGCAGGAAGGTGCGGAAGCCTTCAAGGCAGCGAAGGAGATGATCTGATGCCCCCGAGCGCATTCATCGGCATGCTGGCCCAAGCCGCGCAGGACTGTCAGCGCAAGACCGGGATTCCGGCATCCATCACCCTCGCCCAGGCCGCGCTCGAATCCTCGTGGGGGGCGCGCGCGATCGGCAACAACCTGTTCGGCATCAAGGCCGACAAGTCATGGACCGGCCCGACCGTCACCTTCCAGACCACCGAGCACCTGGGCGGCAAGGACGTGAAGATGCCCGACCGCTTCCGCGCCTATCCGGACTGGTTGGCCAGCATGATCGACCACGCACAGTTCCTGCTGAAGAACCCGCGCTATGCAAAGTGCTTCAAGCAGACCGATGGCGCCGGCTGGGCGCGTGAACTGCAGGCGGCCGGCTATGGCACCGATCCCGACTATGCGAAGAAGCTGATCGACATCATGCGCGGTCGGAATCTGGCTTTCTACGACCAGGTGGCACCATGACCGCGCTCGAACGGCTCGCCATCGCCACCTTCGCGCTCGTGACGCTGCTGCTGGGCGCGGTCTTCGGCATGAAGCACTACGGCGCCGAGCGGTACAACGCCGGGTACGCGGCCGCCATCGCCGAGCGCGCGCAGGCCGACGCTGCCGCCGTGCTGAAGCGCACGCGCGAGAACGTCGCGCAGGCAGCGCGTCAGGACGAAACCAACGCCAACATCACGAAGGAGAAAGACGATGAAATCGCTGATCTGCGCCGGCGCCTTGCTGCTGCTCCAAGGCTGCGCGTCGGCCCCTCGGTATGTCCCGACCGACCTGCCGCCACCGCCCAAGCCCAAGGCCCCGCCGGCGGCGACGGCGCCGATCCATCCGGCCGGCTGGTTTCAAGCCGAGCTGACGCGGATTTTAGGCAGCTGATTGAAGCGGTCGAGCAGGACCTGGCAACGGGTCGCGCGTGCCAGACCTTCGTGCGCGAGAACGGTCTGGTGCCGTGACCGACTACCACGTCATCACGCCCGAGGCGGCCGAGCTGGTCATGCAGGTGATCGACGGCCAGCTCATCATCGCGCCGCCGCCCAAGCCGGCCCCGCAGCCAATACGCGACGACCGAACGACTGGCGTCGCTCATGCGGCCGAGTGAGCACGCGCAGCGCTGTTTCGACGGGGACGCCCAGCTCGCGCAGCAGGAGCGCTGCCTCTAGCCGCCCAATGCTGGGCACGCTGTTCAGCACGGCGTCGATGTAGATCTGGGTGAGGCGGTCAATTCGTCTGTGCATGTGGACATACTTGCACAGACGTAAGCCTCAGGATTGAGGATGGTCAAGCCAAGTAGCTATACTGTACGTCCATCCAGCATTCTCAGGGCGTTGCATGTACGGCAAAGTGAAGCGGCTACGCGAGCGCGGCCGACGTCTATCGAACCGCGAGATCAGTCAAGCACCTTACGTCGAAGGCGCGCTCACGCTGTTCGGTCTGCAAAGCACCTTCGTGCTGGAAGTAAAAGACCCGAACTCCCAGGTTGGCCCGAGCCTGTTTCCGACGCTCTACGAGGCGCGCCTCATTTCCATGCACGGTGGCGGCATGCTATTCAAGGGCGAGGAGCGGCCGCAGGGCGACGACGGGCCGGCGTACGTGCAGGAATGGTCGGTAATGATCAAGCCATACTGAAGGCAAAAATCGCTCCGCAAACGCGAAAAACGAGCCGAATTCAATGGCTACGAATCGCGTTCAAACTTGGGAATTGCGGAGCGGTATTTCTGCTGAAACCCGCATGGTTGACACGTTTACGGGTGAGCTTAGAAGGCTGATGCTCTATCCAACTGAGCTATGGGCAGATGCTTGATTTTACAAGATTTTTTGCTCTTCTACCAAGAGGTCAGAAACAGGTGTTTGCGGTGCACTCCGCAAACCCGGAATGCATCGCCCGGTTTTCTTGCGCAGGATACCTGATGCAATCTCCAAAAGCACGTCTTCTCCGAACTGATTCAGGGCCAAATTCACCGCCGCGCAGACGATCCGGCAGTTGCCCGGCGTATATGGTTTAGCTGAGTCGACACGGTCCACGCTCGGCATCCAAGGCCGAATGCGGTACTCAGGCGCTGGCCGGAAATCAAACCGTAGGCCGCTGATCTCGCAGGCCCCATCAGCGCGGTCGAGCATGGCTCGGATGTCTCGGTCGTTGATCTGCACGGCGATCCCACGCGCTGCCACATTTTTACGTACCAGCCGGAAAAGCACTCGCTCAAACCCAGATGGTACCGGCATCCTCCCGAACGACTCCCCGGCCGTGATGCGCGCGTATTCCTTCAGCGCGTACTTCAGGTTGCTCCCCAGCGGGATTTCTTTGCGCTCAGGGTGCTTCGTGACGTAGTAATAAAAGATCCGCCCACTCCTCTGCACGCGCCGAATCATCCGTTGTGGCAGTGTAGGGGCTACTGTTTTGGCACGTCCCAAAGTCTCTCCTATTTCGTCGGGGCGACAACCTTACCACGACGCAAGTAGTGCTTTCGAGTGGTCTTGAGGCTGTCGTGCCCCAGCAAATCGCTGGCCGCCTGCTCGCCGCGCTCGACCGAAGTGTCGTCCGCCGCCTTCGCGCGCAGGTCGTAGAACCAGAATTCTTTGATGGCCTCGGCCAGCTCAGGATGCTTCTCGGCGGCCGCCGCCTTGGCCGCTGCGAAGTGGTCGCGCAGGATCTGCTTCGTCATCGGCTGGCCGTCGCGAACCATCAGGATCTGGGCATGCACGGTCTTGTGGCCGGCCTTCCGCACCTGGATGCGCGCGATCAGATCCGCCAGCTGGCCGACGATGGCGATGCGGAGGCGCTTCCCGGTCTTTCCTTGGGCCACGGCCAGCGTCCCGTCCTCGATGTCGTCCACTCTCGCCTTCAGCGCGTCGCCCGGGCGCTGGCCCGTCAGGTAGGCGAACTCCAGCGCCTCGCGTAACGGCTCGCTGGCGTGCGATCGCACTGCGTCGAATACCTCGTCCGTCACGTAGACCTCGCGCTTTTTCAGCGCATGTCCCATGATGCCCGTGCAGGGGTTCTCTGCATCGGTGTAGCCCCAGCCGCGCGCGTGGTTCCAGAGGGTCGAAAACAGGCGCTTGCAGCGGTTCGCCGTCGTGGGCTTGTCGCGGTGGATGTCCAGGAATTCCCGAATGTGCATGGGCTTGAGCTGGTCCAGTGGCGCATCGTTGAATTTCGCGCGCAGGTGTTTCATGTCGGCCTTGTGCGTGCGTTGCGTGCTTACGGCCAATGTCGGCATCACCTCGACCTCGTACTTCGTGATGACGTCGCCGAACGTCGGCGACTCGGTCTTGGCGATCTCGTAGTGCTCGGCATACTTCCTGAGCGCCACGATGTAATCGTCGCCCAGCGGAATTTCCTTGCGCGGCTTCGCGCCGGTGTCCAGGTAGTAGTAAACCTTCCCGCTGCGCTGCACGCGCTTTCGCATGTGCGGCGGCAGGTTCAGGTTCGTCGTCGGCTTTCTTCCCATTTCCTCACTTAGGCATCTGCCACGCCGGCTTGGCCGGGGCAGCTTGCTTGCGCCCTTCTATTGCGGACACGGCGACGACGGGCTTCCCGACTGCGTTCACGTGGAACGGCAGGCCCATGCGGCGCAGCGCCTCGATCTGCTTCGATTTGATCTTCCGGCCGGTCAGCTCGGCCAGTTCGTCGGTGGTCAAAAACATTCCCATTTTCACATCTCCTATTCCATCCCCGATTCCGGAAACCTGCGCGTGTCGCCGCGCATCACCATCGACAGCGGCATGGGCCGCACGGTGGTCCTGTTACGCCGCTCGTAGCCGGGCCGACGCCCGTCGTTCTGCGGGCTCGTGAAGTGCGACAGCACGCCGCGGCGCCGGTCCTCTTTACGCTCGATCATCCATCCCTCCTTTCGTCGACGGCGGCCACGTGCACTGGCTCAGCGAGTGGCCCGTGCCGCCGCACCGCGTGCACTCCGTCGTCCACGTCAGCCACCACAGCCACAGGGCGATGGCGGGGTTCACGGCCGCACCCGTTTGAAATTGATGACCCAGACCCACGGATTCGCGTCCCAGCTGCCAGCGCCGTTGATCCTCTCCCACAGGTGCCGGTAGCGCTTCACGTACGTGTCGCACTCGACGCAGTCGACGTCCTCGATCACGCCGCCGCCCGGCCCGAGGGCGCAGTGCAGCCGCGTGCCGCCGCACTTCGGGCAGAGATTCCAGTCCCGATCGTAACGTTCGAATTCCAGGCGCTCGCAGCCCTCGGCGTCCGCGTCCGCTTCGCTGATGTCCTGCAGCCGCTCGACGCGCACCGACACGATCTCCAACAGGATGCGGCTGGCCCAGCGCGGCATGTGGATGCTGGACTTCCACGGCGCCGCAATCGCGTTGCCGTCACCATCGGTCCAGCCACCACCCGGCTGATCTGGATCCGCGCGGTAGATGATGTCCCAGTTCTCTGGCTCATCCTGAGGCGAGCCGCCGTCTGGGTCGACGACGGAGAGGGCAAACGTCTCGCGGACCCACAGGCGGTCGCCGGGCTGGCCGTAGGCGCAGGAGAACGTGAGGTCGCCTTCCTCGTCACCGAACCGTCCTGCGCCAAGATCGGCGCGCTCTTCGAATGGCCCGACGACGTACGACAGGCCGTGCTCGTTCGCCGGCTTACACGGTCGCCGCGTCTGCGTTTTCGTGCCGTCGAGCAGGGCGCGCACCATCGGCGCCGAGAACAGGATCGGACGTTCAGTCATGGTGTCCACCTTCGCTGTCGAGCGGGCAATGGCGCCCGGTCGCACGCGGCTCGCCGTCGCGCAGCTGCGGGCATTGCGTGTGGCCGCATTCGCCGTCGCGGCCGGCGCCGCAGCGCGTGAGCGGCGAAGCACCTCCCTTCTGTTCTGCCGCGCAGGCGGCGACCTCCGGCATGATGTAGCCGGGGATAAGCTGGTTCACGTGCATGACGACCCAGCCAATAGGTAGATTCAATTCCCCGAGGGACTTGTGCGCGTCTTCTTCGTCGGTGAACACGCCGATGCCGTCGAGGGTGGTGTAGCCGAGTTCCTTTTTACCATCGGGCATTTCTACGACGGTTTGCAGTGCAATCAACCATCCGTTGTTGGCTGCGCTGGTGGCGGGGGATTGGCTTGCCTGAAGCTTCTCTGCAATAACGACATATTCTGGATCGTTAGTGAGCCAGTACAAGGCGTCCGCTGCATGCCATCTTGCGTTGAGCGCCTCAGGCTGTGGAGTCAGAATCTGGAGCAAGCGCCGTCTAACCATGCTCAGCGCTAACTGATCTAAAGACGAGTGCCCCGCACTGGCAGCGTCAGCTTTCCCAGTCGCGCCGGCCCGCGCGGCGCGAATCTCGCCGGCGCAGATCTTCGCTCCGGACCGGAACAGGTGGTTCCGGCTCTTGGCTGCCACGCCTTCGCAGATCGTGGCCGCATCGACCGGCGCAAGAGCCTGCGTCTGCCAGCAGCGCGCGATCAAGCCGTCGACGTCGTCGGCCAGGTAGAAGCGCTCCGTCGCGAAGCATGCGATGTTCGCGATGTCGGCGCCGGTCACGGAGTCGATGGCGTCCAGCACGCCGATGCTGGCCTCGCCAATCGGCGCGATCTCCAGCAGCGCGCGCACCTGCGCCGGCGTCCCGATCGCGATCACGCGGTCGCCGCCCGGGATGGGGATGATGTTCGATTCCGTGCTCGTATAGTGCTGCAGTTCCAGCACGGCGGCCAGCAGACGCAGGCGCAACGCTTCGTGCTTGATGTCGGTGGTCTTGTCCATGTCGTCCTTTCAAAAAGTGCCAGATTTGGCACCAGCATTGCTGTGCAGGTGCTCGCGGCACCGGTTCATGTCGGTGTGGTACGGGTAGTGGCGATCGATGCGCACGGCCAGCGCGTCACAGTGCGCGGAGCGCTCGATGAGGCGGCCGCGCGCCTCGGCATCTGCGATCAGCATCAACTCGACGCCGTCACCCGGCTCGTTCATCACGAAGCACTCGTCGTCCATCGGCACGCGGAAACCCGGGCCCACGCGCGGCGCGCCGTAGTAATCGCCGCGGGCGAGCGCATCGACGCCGGATTGCAGTAGCGTCATGGCTTCGGCGTCCTGCGGCGCCTCATATGAGCCAACGAACGCGCACACGCGCGAGCCGTCGTCTTCGGTCCAGTGCACCTGGTAGTCGTTCAACCGCACGACGGCGCCGGCCGGCAGCCAAAGCGATTCGATGTCGTCGCCGATCAACACGTTGACGCTGCTGCGTCCTTCGTTGAGGGCCAGCAGGTACACGTGGCCGGTTCGGTCGACGTGCGGATCCACATGCGGCGTCCAGCCGTACAGTTCCACGCGCCGCGTGTTCTCGGTGCCGACAACCTGGTGGGTGTGGTCGCCGTCGTTGCGGTGCTGCGCGAACATCCGCGTGCACGCCAGTGCCTCGCGCACGAAGCGGTGCTCCAGCACGGCCGGCGGCACGTCGATGTGGCCGACGAGTTCAAGGTCGAGGGTCATGCTGCTCCCGGCGCCGGTGGCAGGTGCATCCAGTCCGTGACGCGCTCGCGGACTTCTGCACCGCTGAGATAGATCCAGCGACCGTAGTCGCGGACGCCTGGCCATACCTCGCCGTTGTCCAGCGCGAGAAGCACGAGGATGTCGTCGTCCGGCAGCTGAGCTGCCGCATTGGTCCAGGCGACGGTCAGCATGCTGCACCTCCGGACGCCGGCCCGAAAAGCGCCGCCACCAGCGGATCGCGCCACATGCCGAGCTGGCGCGCCGGCACCGTGCCGCACTTGGCCGCGAACAGCTGGTCCAGCTGCTCGTCGAACGTCGGCAGCGTCGTGTCGGCGCCCAGCGCCCACAGCTCGCCGCGGTTGCGATACTGGCCGGTCATGTGGATGACGCGCAGCGTCTTGTGCATGTAACGCATGTAGTTCGCCATCGTCGGCCGCAGGCATTTCACGACCTCGAGCAGCTCCGCCATCGTCTTCGGGCCTTCGGCAAGCGCCTCCGTGACCTTGGCGACCGCTTCGGCACGCGCGGCCTGCTGCGCCACCTTCGAGCCGAGCGCGCCGATTTGAACAGGTCCGCGCGCCATGATCAGTGCTCCCTCGCATGGCTGCGCGCCGTCTGGACGTCGGCCGCCAGCTGCTGGTCGGCGACCGAGGCATACAGCGCTCCGTAGGACCAGGTCGTATCGCGGAAAACACGGCCGTCCTCGAAATCGCGCGTGCAGCCCAGCACATCAGCTGCGATCTCCTTGTCCTCGTTATCTCGGATGACGAAGCGGCTCAGGGCGTACTCCACGGCGCCGCATCCCTCGTTCCAGTCGCTGCGCACGTCCTCCATCGCGACGGCCAGATCCAGCCGCTGGTCGCGCGTGCGCAGCGCCTCCAGCACGTCGCGCCATTCGGACTCGATCGGCAGGCTGTAACGCTGAATGATCGTCACCAGTTCAAGGTCGGCGCGGCGCTTGGCAAGCTTCTGCGCCGCCTCACGCTCGGCCGCAGCACGTGCGCGCTCCGCCTCCACCTGTGCCGACGCCTCATACTCGCGATAGCGCGCCAGCAGCGTGTTGTAGGTGTTCGTCGCAGCCGTGAAACCGTCGTCCGTCCGGCACTCGCGCACAAGGTCGGTCAAGTAGCCCGCCGGAGTGGTGATGTTCTTCGGGTAGCGCGACCGCGACTTAGTGTCGCGCTGTGACCAGCTGCGCGGCATGCCGATCGCATCCATTACGGCCTCGACGTGGTCGCGCACCGCCTGGTTGTTGGCCAGCGCCGGCAGATTGCGTTCGTGCATTGCGACATCCGCAGCGCGCGCTTTTTCCAGTTCGCCCAGGGCATTCGCTGCGACGCGATCAGGGGTCGGCTTCCGGTAGCAGTAACTGCTCATGTACGACTCGTAGCTCTGAGGCGACGCCATGCACTTGCCCACGGCGCCGCACTGCTCGATCGGCATGATCTTGAGTGTGGCGCTCATGATCAGGCCGCCTTCCGCATGTTGTCCGGGAACAGGTCGTCCGCCGTCTTCGCCTCCGGCGCCGTCAGCGTCAGGTCGATGTCGCGTGCCATGAATTCGCAGATCGTGCCGACGTCCTTGGTGTCCGGGTGCGCGATGATGCGGAAGGTCAGCACGACCGAGCCGCCGTTCTGAGCCTCGAACTTGAAGTGATCGATCTTGCAGTCGTGCAGGACGATGTTGTTGTCGCCGCCCAGCCCGTAATCTATGGTGGCCGTGTAGCCGGCGCCCTCCCAGTCCCACTTGATGGCGCCCATCTTCGGGTAGCGCAGCACGGTCAGGCCGTCGCCTTCCTGCACCTGGTCGACCAGGTCGGGGTTCTCGTCCTTCTTGAAGAGGTGCTGGCGCAGCTCGGAATGGAAATGGATCAGCACGCTGCTCGGGCACGTGGCCTCGATCTTCAGGTCGAAGGCCGGCTTGGGATCCTCCCCGTGAAGCTCCGCGCGCGGATTCACGTTGGCGAGTTTGACGATCTGCTTCAGTTCGAACATTTACATCTCCTGGTCCTATTGGTGGTTGGTGAGGTCCTGCTGGTAGGTCAGTTGCAGAGTGGGCGCGTCGTCGGGCGCGCGCTCGCGCCGCGGCTCAAAGCGCTTGCGGTACTCGGCCCATTCGGCCTTGGTCTTCATCGCGTAGCGTCCGTCGCCGAGGCGCGGGTGGGTCAGTTCCGTCACCTGGCCGAGCATCTCGTCCCAGCACAGCTCGTCGGCGTAGCGATCGCCCTCGCGCACCGTGTAGCCGCGCTCGTCGATCTCAATCGTTATGGTGCGCATCGGCGCCCTCCCCGTTCTGGTACTTCATGTACGCGCGCCGGATCCGTTCATCCCAGCGCGCCTGCGCGGCCGCGTCGCGATCCAGCTCGGCGCGCGAGCCGATCTCGCACAGCTCGCGCACGCGGGCGGCGGCCGCCTCGTTGCTGTCGACGCCGAGGAACCGCTGGAACGCGGCCTCACGGCAGCGCATCGCGGTCCAGCGGCATGGCGACTGGCCGGCCATGTCACGCGGCCTTCGGCTGGGCGACGGCGCTGATGTGACGCTGCAGCGTGGCGCAGATCCGCAGGAAGTCAGACTCCCTGTACAGCTTGGCTGCCTTGTCGGTCATGACGTGCGCGAAGCCGAGGCGCGCCAAACCTTCGGACGTCAGCACGATCGGCGCCAGGCGCTCGTTGATCTGGCCGAGGCGCAGCATTGCATCGTCGGCCAGCGCCGGATCGCGCGCGGTATCGATCGGCGTCACGTCGGCTGCCTGCGGCGCGGGCTCGACGTCCCGGAGCTGTTCCTGCGCGGCGGCCGCTGCACGTGCGTCCGCTTCTTGCTGCGCGCGCGCCGCGGCTTCGGCCCGCGCACGCTCTTCGGCTTCCGCACGCTGGCGCGCCTGCTCGGCCTTCTCGGCCTCCGCGCGCTGGTGGTTCTCGATCCGCGTGCGTACGACCATCTGGAAGTCCTCGTCCGGCTTCTGGATGATGGATTGCAGGTCGGCGAACAGGAATTCGTGATCGGCGGCGTGCTCGCGGTACCAGGTCAGGCGGCCGCGCACCGCCTGCGCGATGGCGTCGACGGCGATCTTGCCGTTCGCCAGCTCCGTGTCGACCGCATCCTGGAGCGTGGCCAGCGTGCGCTTGTTCTTCATGGCGCCGGCGAAGTCACGCGCCTGGAACACGAGACGCAGCGGTGCGATTTCCTTTTCCAGCGCGGCCACGTGGTCGGCGAAGGCCTGCTTTGCGTTGGCCAGGATGCCGGCCTTGATCAGTTCCTTCTTGTCCTTCACGGTCCGTTCCAGCACGAGGCGCTTCGCGCGCAGCTGCTCGCGGACATGGTCGATCGTGCGCATCACCTCGGCGATGTCGGCCGTCTGCTCGAGCACGGCGCGTTTCGTCTGCTCGAGGTCGCCCTCGGCTTTCTCGCAGAATTTGACAGTCGCCTCGGCATCGGCGAAGTCCTGATCGGTGACCAAGTCGGTCTTGATGCTGGCGATGAAGCGCTCCGCGCGCGCCTGGAAGGCCGGCAGGTTGCTGGCGGCTACCTCGCCGCGGATCTGGATGGCGAGCGCCGGCAGAGACATGATCGGCTCGGCTTCAGACTTCGGGGCGTACTGCTTCGGCTCGTAGTTCGCAAGGTCAATTTCGAACTGGGCCCAGCCGGCGCGGATGCGTTCGAACCAAGCTTGGTCTGGATAGACCCACATGTGCACCATCCGCTCGGGCGTGCCGTCCGATACCATGAACAGCCAGCGCTGCGCGCCCGTGACCATCAGCTCTTGCTGTACCTGCGGTTGGTGCGAATCCGGCAGCACGTTGTTGGCGACCGAGTCGGCCAGCGCTTCGTTCCACTGCTTGTGCTCCCAGCCCTCATCCTCGGCCATCGTCAGGCCGTCGCAGGATGCCGACAATAGGCCATCCGAGCAGGTCACGGGATACAGCTCGGTACCGATGATTTCCTCGGCGAGTGGCCGCGCCATCGCTTCCACTTCGTGGCCATAGTCGAGGATGTTCTTCTGCACCCAGTCGCTGAATTCCTGCGGCGTGGCGGTGTGCTTCATGTGCAGCAGCTCGGTGCGCGAAACGTTGGGCGACAGACCCAGCATGGCGGCCGCTTCGCTGGCGCCGCGCATCGTCAGGCGATAGTTTTTCCAGTCGGTGCTGCCCTGAACGAGGTTGTGAATTTGCTTAGTCATTTTCGTGGCTCCACGCGTCGATGGTCATCTTCTGTTCTTCGGTGAGCAGCTGACGGGTTTCGATCATTGCGATCAGATCCGCGGCAGTCTTCTTGCCGGTCACGATCTGCTCGCGCCAGGCCTTCTTGTTCTGCTCGAACTTCTCGGGCGTGCACATCGGCAGGTCGCTGCGTTCCGGCGCCGCGTGCGCCGTGCTGGTGGTCGCGCCAGCCGCGTTGACGACTTCGCCGGTGTCCTGGTCGACGACCTGCTCGTCCACGCGTTCGTCGATGACGACCATGTCGCTGTCGATCGTGAACGGCTTGCCGGCATCCACCGCATTCGCAACGTCGACGGCGCGCTGCACTTCGATCGACTTCGGCATGTACTTGAGCACTTGGAGCAGCACGACCTTGCGGGCGTACATCTCCATGTTCTGGCCGTTCTTCTCCAGTGCGTAATGGCGGCCGCCGACCTTGTTGAACTTGTTCAGGTGCTTCACCACGCGGTCCATCGTCCACACCTCGATCACGGGGTATTCGCTGCCGTTCACGCGGCCGACGGCGTACACGTGCGTGATGTCCTTCCAGCTGTCGCCGCCGCCGCCCGGGCGGTGCTTGATGAACGGACGGTCACCCAGCGCCCAATCGAACTCGTCGCCGACGTACACGGCACCGGTCCAGACCGTGGCCCGGCCGGCGCGCGAGACCAGGTCGACGAGGCCCTGCCAGCCCGGCACGAAGGTGGCCTTGTTCCCGTACGGGACAAGGTAGCCCTGGCCGCCGACGCCAATCTCCAGGCCCAGCTGCGCGGCCACGACGACCGAGCCGAAGATGCTGTGCAGGTCGCATTTCTGCAGGGTCGGGTTCTGGCTGAATGCGGTCATGGTCAGGCGCACCATGCGGTCCGCGCTGATGTGTTTCGGGAGCGCGTTCGCGATCTGGCCCTTGTATTTATCCAGGAACGTGCTGAGGGTCTTGGCCGGGCTAACGGCAAGTTGGTTGTTATTGCTCACGGTTTTCCTTTCGTTTCAGCTGTTTCGCCAGCTGGTGGGTTTCAACATGGTGTTTCTTGCACAGCCAGGTCACGGCCAGCGGCAGCGAGTAATCGGCGTGATGCGCCTCGGACTTAGCAGCGCCGCACACGAAGCAAGGTTGAGGCATCAGCTTCCCGAGCTTGATGGCGTTGCTAACCAACATGTTTGCCCTCATCGCTTCTGGATTCGTCTCTTTGCGGCGCTGATAAACGCGCCGTTGCAGGGCTTTGGCCGCATCCGTCTTCGCCCAGGCAGCTTTCCTCGATCGAATTACCTCCGGGTTCGAGGCGGCATACGCAGCGACGTCTGCGCGCGCACAGGCTTTGCACTTTCCGAGGTGGCCGTCAGCCATCCGCTTGTGCCTGTAGAACTCGGTCAACGGCAATTCGCGATGGCATTTGAAGCAGGTCTTCATGGTCAGAAGCCATAGAAGAAGGTGCGCAGCGCGCGGGCGGCCGCCTTGCGCGGGCCGAAGCCGGCACGCAGGGACAGCAGATACTGGTTGCGGATGTGGCGGATCATGGGTTCCTCACTTCAGGCATGCTATTGCCGCGCTTGTTGTTGCACGGCTCGCACGCCAGCTTGCGGTTGTTGTCGTTGTCGAGGCCACCGCGCGACAGCGGGATCACGTGGTCGACCGTCGCGGTTTCCTCGGTCAGCCGGCAGCCGCACCAGTGGCACGACTGACTCTTGCGCAGCATGCGCAACTTGATGGCCTTGTAGCTCTTGCGCTTTACCTTCGTGATCGGCGGCGGCTCACACGCCATCTTGATTGCGGCCTTCATGTCGATGTGCTGAAAGCTCTTCACGGTGTTCGCCACGTAGGCCGTGCGCTTTGCTGCGAATGGGTAGTAGTTCACCAGCAGCGCCCCTTGAAGGTGGAAGTGGCCTTCCGACTTCAGAGAGACCGTGACGCCGTGTTGCGACGCCAGGTTCTGCAAGCGGGTCAACATCTGTTTGTCGCGAGGGCTCATACTCACCATCCTCGAACCTGATTCCTGCGCCCGACCAGCTGCACCGCCCGCTCACGCTGGCGGCGCGCCATCGGCCCGGCGCACCGGCGCAGGTGCATGTAGAAGTCGGCCAGGTCCTCGGCCTCGCGCAGCGCGCGGTCGGTCCACCACAGCACGACGGGCTTGACGAGTTTGCGCACCAGGCGGCGAGAGATGCGGACGGCGGCGGTCATTCGGCGCTCCCGGTAGCTTTGGCGATCGCAGCTCTGGCTGCGTCGATGCGCGCTTGCGTGTCAGGACCGCCGATATGGTTGCCGATCGCGTCAGGCAAGATTGCCTGCAGGGCTTCCAGCAGATCAGGCGCCGATGCAATCAGGCGGGCGTTGGCTTCATAGCTAACTGCGTGCTCAGGGATCATGACATCGCACACGAAGTTCTTGGAGCCATCGGCCGGTCGCCCAGCAACTCGAGCGCCGCCTACTGTTTCCCACCAACGCCACGGCCCCGGAGTATAGGTAGTTACGTTCATTTCCATTCCTTCAGGGGCAGCAGGCGCGCGGCCAAGGTCTCGGTGTCGATCTCGATACAGCCGTAATCGCCATACTCGAAATATTCATCCATGAAGTCGTCACGGGCCCGCTCCATGCGCGGTGTGATGTCATCCTCATCATCCGGCATCGCATGATGCGCGGTAACGATCTCGAAAATTGCGTCAGGATTTTTGAACCGAATCTGCACCTTCATCGCTTCTGCTCCTCATCTGGCCGGCGCCCCCGGCGGTTGGTTTATTGGTTCTGGCTGGCCGCGCGGGCCATGCCGTGTTTGAAGGCCAGCCACATCGCCGCAGCCGCGCCGTGCTCGGCCACCTTGCGGTGGGCCCAGGCTTCGAGATCGCGGCGCTGCTCGGCCACGTCGCAGAATCCGCAGTCCAAATAACCGTCGAGCGCCTTCGACAGGCTGCCGGTGTCGTTGCAGAAATCGCAGTTCATGCCGCCACCTCGCGCGAAAAGAAGTGGTTCCACACGCGCTGCTCGATGCGTGCGTGCTGCGCTTCCTCGGCGCGGCGCCGCTCCATGTCGGAGACGTCGCGCTCGGCCAGCGCCTCGGCTTCGAAGTAGATGGCGGCCTCCACGGCTGCCGCGTGTTCCACGCCCACGGCGCGGGAGCGCCCGACCACGGCCAGACGCAGCACGTCGCGCGCGTCTCCTTCGTAGTCGCCGAGGTCCAGCCGTTCCAGCACTGCCTCGACGGTCGACACGCGGTTCGCGCGGATGTCGTGCTTGATCGCGTGGATGCGGGCGTCGATCAGCTGGCAGACCCGGTCTTCGCGGTCTTCAGCGGTGTAGGGGAAGCGGTCCATCGGTGGTCTCCATCTGCCCTGCTGGGCTTGGTTTCGATGGAGGTCATTATTAGGCATGCCTTAATTCGTGTCAACGAAAATCTTAGGCAAGCCGAAATTTTATGATGCCGGTTAAAGCGCGAACCGTTCGGACGCGGCGCGGCCGGCGTCAGGGCGTAAAAAAGCCCGCTCGTGGCGGGCTCGTTGGCGAATTATGGTTTTTTACTTCTTCGCTGGCGCAGGCGGCGCAGGTGGCGCAGCCGGAGCTTGAGGTGACGCCACGCCTGCCGTGGCGCCCGGCACAGTGATGATGATGGGCGCAGGCTGGGATGCAGACGACTTGTCGCCTTTGCTCAAGTTGATGAAGAGGCCAATGATTGCAACGCTCAACGATACCATAGTAATGACAGTACCGATGATCCACTTCATTGAGTCGTGGCTCTGCTTTGTCGCATCAGTTCGCCCATCGGCAATTTCAGTGCGAAGTGCCGCAAACTCCGCGCGCAGCTCAGCAAAGCCCGTCTTGATGCTGGTATCGAAGTTTGCCAATCGCGCATCTACCTCGGCCTTGTTCTGGGCGAGCTTAGCATCTACTTCTTGGCGGGTGAGGTCGGTCATTCGTGGGGCAGAAGAATCATTCACAGACCTTGGAAAAATGGAGCTAAGAATATCGTCCGGTGGGTTCAAGTGTACATCATTGCCCTGTCCTGTACCATAGAACGTGCCAGACTGCTGCCCGCGATCAATATGTGGCTGCATCATCTTTTTTTCTCTTGCTTCCACAATGCGATTCTAGCAAGAGTATGAACCCTTACATAACCACAATTTTTGCATTCTAGTCCAACAACCGGAATTATTGGCGGAGGAATTTCAAAGCCGCCGGTTTTTGGAGCCCCGACTATCCCTAGAAGGTGATCTGCGTCGCCGACTACCGTCCAATCATTTGTAGAGCAGCATGGGCACAAATGATTCCTGACTCGCTCCTTAATAAACTCAGCAATATCTTCAAAAGATATCGCACTAATTGTCTCTAGGGAGTTTACATTATTTTCATCAGCCATATCTTAGTAAAATTAACAATCTCGTTACGATGTTAGTTAGCAGTGAAATGACTCCGCGCCACGAGCGGGGATTATTTTCCGTCATCCTTGACGGCGCCCTTAATAAAAGCATCGAAGATATCGTTGTCTGTCGCTGATTGCACAGAGTTGGCTTGCCTCTTCATGAGCTGATCAGATGCCGACTTATTGTGTGATCGTATTCTTTCACGTTCACTTGGATTGCAAGCAATCCTCAAGAAAAGTTCGCCTTCAGTGTCTGGCACTACATCATTCAGCATACTTGGCACAAACTTATAAGCGATGGAGCTAACTACTTCCCCATCACCATTTATTTTTGAATATTTCACATCCTGCGTTGATGCCAACGTTCTGCCTACGCAATCAAAGTAGAATAATGTCTTTTCAGAAGAATATCTCTTGGTAGAGAACTGATCAAAGTTCTGCCCCACAAAGAAATTGCTCTGTACCCAAGCCTTTTTATATGATCCTGAAGATGAAACAGAGGAAAAGTCCATAAAGACCGACTTTTCATTGCTACTGCTCAGAATTTGCCAATCTGATGCATGAACAATCCCACAAAGAAATATTAGTAAGAACGCAACCCTCTTCATCTTGCTTCCTCCACTACGACGCGCCGTCGCGCCCGTCTTAATTGTTAAAATCATCGTACCGCTGTGACACCAACATGTTCTAGCGAAAAATACTGTATGGGTGTACAGTAGTTTAGCGTTCTGAACTTGGAGGAGAAGATGCACCGACAACATGATTTCAACATGATGTTCCAGGCTATCGACGACGACAGCCGTCGGTATGTCCTTGCTGTGCTGCGCGGCGAGTACGAACGCGCCATGAGATCACCGCGCCCGCGGCTTCGTCTTATCAGCGGCTCCCAAACGGTGACGGATCTCGCGAAAAACCAGGTCAATTCGTTCACGGTCCGCGGGGCCAGCTAAGCGATACGTTTCAACCATGTCGACTATTGTTTTCAGCACCTCGTCAGCTGCCTCTGCGGCGCCTCGCGTCCCGTCCGAGATCGGCTCCCGTTCCGCTGCGCTGTGCTGACGAGGTGAGGTGCCTGGCTTCCCGTGCAGCAGCCAGTGAGGGTCAATCCCAAGCACCTCGCTCGCCCGGGTCAGCTTCGGCCCGGATATTTCCTTGATGCCGCCCGAATCGACACTCTTCTCCCAGTCGGTCGCAGTCGCGTTCGAAATGCCCACTGCCGAAGCGAACGCCGTCTTCGACATTCCCTTCTCTTCGCGCGCAGCGCGCAGCCTTTGTTTCCATTCTTCCATTAGGCAATCCTAAACAATTTCAGGTTAGGTCAGCCTGAAAGTTCTTGACACGATTTCAGGTATGCCTAAAAATGCAGGCATGACTACCTCTCTCACCGACAGCCAAATCATCGATGCCTTGGGCGGAACCAGCGAAACCGCACGGCTTTGCGAAGTTCAGCCTGCATCGGTGTCCGAGTGGCGCAAGACCGGAATCCCCAAGGCGCGAATGATGTTTATCCGCCTCGCCCGGCCCGACCTCTTCACGACGCCTGCACCGCGCAGGCGAAAAACCGACAAGCCTCGAGCGGAATCCCAGCCGCAGTAAATCCTGCGGCTTTTTTGCGCGCGCGAAGTTGCGCATGGTCAGTTGCCTGCCGGCTATTGACCTGCATCACCCGTCGGCCCCGGCCGACCTAACCCTGAAGTCCTGTTTCACGAACATAGGAGAAGCACCATGAGCACCACCCCTGCAAGCCTTATCCGCGACCTGCCGCCGTTGAAGGTTCCGGTCAACCAGGTCGAGGACGACACGATTCGCAAGCACTGCGCCCGCATCGGCAGTCAGGTCGCCCCGTTCATCCGGGCGGCGCTGCTGGAAAAGATCCGGCGCGATGGCGGGAATCGTAACGACGCGAAGCGCAAGGCGGAAGGGACATGCCGTGGCCATATGCAGCGCTTCCCGAACCGTGCAACGGCCGCAGGCACGACGCGCCGGATGCATCTTTAAGGGCGATTTCAAACTGCGCGGCCTCGCATGGGCAGCGAACGATTAGAAGGAAACGACATGCAGGACCAAGAGAGCAACAGGGCCACGCCGGAACAGAAGATCGTCCGGCAGGCCTACACCTGGAGCGACGCCCGCAAGGCGTATCTCGGGGACAAACAGGACGGAGACAAACAGCGAGCGGAATACCGCGAGCGCACAACACTGGCAAAGATCATCGACGACGCGCGGGGGAAGAACTGATGGACGAATCAATCCGCCCCGTCACCCCCGAGATCATGCGCGAGCGCGGCGCCCAGGCCTTCGATGAAGGCCGCGGCATCGACGACCACCACATGAACCCCGGCGCCCCCGCGATCGCCGACTTCCGCAAGGGCTGGCTCGAGCGCCGGTCCGCCGTGCACGCTGTCGTGCTGGTGAAGCACTTTGCCGGTGTGGGAACGCCGCCATGATGACCGCCGCCGACGTGCTCGAAGCGCCGGCTCGTCCGGTGCTGCGCTACCACGGCGGCAAGTTCCGCCTGGCGCCGTGGGTCATCAAACACTTCCCCCCTCACCGCTGCTACGTCGAACCGTTCGGCGGCGCGGCCGGCGTGCTCATCCAGAAGGACCGCGCATACGCCGAGGTCTACAACGACCTGGACGGGGACATCGTCAACGTGTTCCGCGTGCTCCGCGATCGCGCCCAGTGCGAGCAGCTCATCGCCCAGCTGCTGCTCACTCCGTACGCCCGTGACGAGTTCGACGCAGCGTATGAGCCGACCACCGACCCGATCGAACGCGCTCGCCGCACGCTGGTTCGCGCCGAGATGGGTTTCGGTTCGGCCGGCGCGACGAAAGGCTGTACTGGCTTTCGCATCGACACACGCCGCAAGCACGGCACCGCCCAACAGCTGTGGGCCAGCTTCCCGGAATCTCTCGCTCGAGTATGTGCACGCCTGTCGGGCGTGATGATCGAAAACCGTCCGGCCCTCGCCGTCATCGAGCAGCACGACGCCGAGGACACGCTGTTCTACGTCGACCCGCCGTACGTCATGGGCACGCGGAACGTCGGCGCGCGCCACGGCCGCTATTACACGTGCGAGATGTCCGACGACGAGCACGTCCAGCTGCTGGAAAAACTGTGCGCTGTGGAGGGCATGGTCGTGCTGAGCGGCTACGAAAGCGCGCTGTATATGGGCGCCCTGCAGGGCTGGTCGATGGCCAGCACGGAGGCGCGCATCTCGGCAGCCCGCGGCGCCGGGATCCGGACGGAATGCCTCTGGCTGAATCCGTCCGCACAGCGCGCGCTCGATCGCACCGGCCTGTTCGCGCAGGTGGATCCATGAACTTCTACAAACGCCACATCGGCGACTACATCAAGAAGGCCGGCCACCTGACGCTGCTCGAGCACGGCATCTACGCGCGCCTGATGGACGTCTATTACACGCGCGAGGCCGGCATCCCCGAGGACAAGGCCGCGCGTCTCATCGGCGCCAGAACGAAGGAAGAGGTCCAGGCGCTTTCCAACGTGCTCGACGAGTTCTTCACGCTGGTCGACGGCGTGTGGACGCAAGGTCGCTGCGAAGAGGAAATCGGCATCGCCAGCGCGAAAGCGGAGAAGAACCGGGAGAACGGTTCGAAGGGCGGTCGGCCAAGGAAATCTGCAAGCGAAAACAAACCGAACGAAAACCCAAACGGTTTTGATTTCGAAAACCATGTGGGTTCTGAAAAAAACCTTAGCCAGACTCCAGACTCCAGACTCCAGACAAAAACCTATGGAAGCGGCGCGTCTACTCAACCGGAGTTGGGGGACGACGACCGGCTCCCGCCTCGTCCGCAGCATCCGCCTGTCAGCCCGGACATGCGTGCCGTCGCCATCGCCACCCTGCTGACCGGGGCTGGTGTGAAGAAGGTCACCGCGTTCCATCCCGACGTCGCCGTGACCTGGGCGCAGGACGAACGCGTGACCGACGAGCTGCTGCTGGCCGCCGTCGCTAGGGCGAAGGAATCGCTGGGCGACGAACCGTTCCAATCCGGCTACCTGCGCCCGATTATCGTCGAGCTGCTGAACCCGCCGGCACCGAAGGCACCGAAAGCGAACCCTGACGCGGATTGGGCGTGGAAGAAATCGACCACGGCCACTGACGCCAAGGGCCGCGAGCTCGGCATGTTCGCCCGCGGCGGCGAGAGCTATGACGACTTCCGCAACCGCATCCAGGCCGAGCTCGACAAGCGGAAAGGACGTGCAGCATGACCCATACCCACGAAGACCGCGTCGCCGAGCGCGACCCGAGCCTGTGCGCCGCATACGGCTGCCCGCTCATGGGCACGTTCACCGGCTCGACCAGCGGCGCCAACGACTGGTGCTGCGCCTTCCACGCGAACAAGCAGGGCAGCCAGCTGCAGCACATCACGATGGTCATCAACCAGTACCGCTGGCTGGCCGAGGCGATCACGATGGTCCGCGGCATGGTCCCCGGCAATCCGCACCGCGCCGCGCTGCTCAGCCGCCTGTGGAACGACTTCAACCAGCACGACCGGCCCGAGCTGTACTGGAACCGCGTCGAGACCGTGCGCCAGTGGGTGAACCGGCTGGACAAGGCGCTCGACGAACTCGTGGCGCCGCACCTCCAGAAGTCCGAGCCGCCGCGGATGGGGCAGCCGGAAGAGACCTGGACCAGCGCGGGCGCCAACCTGCCCAACTGGGCATGACGAGACCAATTCGCGCGCGAGCGCACCAACCGCAGGACCAACCTGAAAGGGCAACATGAGCAAGACCATCATCCACGCATACACCGAACCGCACAGCGACTACCCGGCTTACGTGAACCTCAGCGAGCGGCCCGACGGCCAATTCGCCCTGACGGTGCGCAGCCAGGGCGACGGCGGCCGCAACACTGGCACGATCTACCTCAGCCGCGCCCAGCTGATGGACCTGGTCGACAACGCCAGCGAGCACCTCGACGCGGATCCGCAGGCCACGAAGGACGCTGCCGCGAAGAGCCTGATGGCCGCCGAGCCGAGCAAGGTCGACAACCCGGGCCTGCGCGCGCACGCGCTGGAGATGGCCCTGCGCACGCCGGGCGTGGGCGGCCACCACGACGTGCTGCGCGCGGCAGCTGCGTACCAAGCGCACATCGCCGGGATGATGCCGATCGAGTCGAAGACCTACGCCGACGGCACGAAGGCCACCGGCCCGGCGCCTCTGCCGGATGTGTCGCCGGTCGACACCAGCGACGCCGCGATCGAGCGCGAGATCGTCGCCAAGGGCAAGACCGCGCCGCGTGTCACACCGGCAGACATCGAGGCGAACATCGCCAGCGAGCATTACTTCACGGCCGCCGACGGCGCTACCAGCCGCGACGCAGTGAACAGCGAAGGCTGGCAATGTGCCGTGCCGGCGCACCTGAAACTGCTCACCCTCTGCGTGCTGGTCCTGCAGAACGGCTTCACCGTCACCGGCGAAAGCGCGTGCGCATCGCCCGAAAACTTCGACGCCGAGATCGGCCGCAAGATCGCGCGCGAGAATGCCGTGCAGAAGATCTGGCCGCTGACGCCCAGCCTGCAGCCGCACCAGCAGCGCGTCGTCGACGAGCGCGCCGAGTTGGACGCCCGTGCTGATCGCTTGGGCGCTTTCATCGAAGGCCCCGTGTTCGACACGTTGCCGGAGGACGAGCGCACGCGCCTTTCGCGGCAACACGGCCTCATGCGCGATCTGTCCGACGTCCTGAGCGACCGCATCGCCGCGTTCGCGGCGGCCGCACCGCGCCTGAACGACGGCGGCGACGCCAAGGCCGGCGCACTGGCCGGCATGTAACGCCCCACCCCGCCCGGCCAGCCCGGGCGCACAACAACGACACGGGAGAACCTGAACGATGATCACCCTCACCCTGCCCTACCCACTCTCCGCCAACCGGTACTGGCGTCCGGTGAAGCTCGGTGCGCACATCAGCATCGTGCCGACGA